TTATACCCCGACGAGCGTCTGCGCTGTATTTGACCTTGGGCTTGGTCACCCACTGATCTAACCTCATCTGATCATTTAGTAGACAAAGTTTACAGCCTTCTCTAAAGGCACTGCGCCATGTGGCGAAACTGTCTGTGTTAAATCTAGTCTCCACACTATATCTATCTATTACTTTGAGATGTTTAGTAATAGTCGTAGTTAGGTCTATGGTAGTCCACTGTTTGGTGCGCAATAATTTCTGTTTATTAAACAATTTCACGCCACCATATCCATAATCTAGATCATTGAAAGGATTGCGGGATCTCCATACATAGGTAATATTTCTATCAAACAGTTCGGCTTTGAAATTAAACCGCCAATCGTCTACTAACCAAGCATCTCCATCTACCACATAAAACATATCAGTATCTGCGAGGTAGGCAGCGGCCTTATGTGCTTCGAATATACCTGTGACTCCATGAACACGTTTGGCATATGGTGCTTTCTCTAAAACACGCTGCCAATTTTCTTCACAGTTAGGCTCTTGGTAACTGATAAAAATTACATCTAGCACACGGGGTAATCTAGGCATAACTAGGCCCATGTCTATTATACCAACAGGTTCTCTGCCCACAGGCATTAATTTAAAGGCCCAGACCTTTTCCCTAATAGGACTAACTTCAGGATCTAAATACCATACCAGTTCGTTTTTACTCTGCCAGGCATCTAACAAGAATTCCTGCTTATATTCTGTGCCTCGAAAGTTATAGTGTTTACTGAGATTAGGATTCCTTACCCATTTCATTCTGGGTAAGACGATCTCTATACTAAGGTACTGTTTGTCAGGAGTCCAACCTACAGGGAACATCTTTGCTATCCATTCGCCTTCATAGGTCCACACCACACACTGTCTGGTGTCAGGAAAATCTTCTATAAAATAAAAAGGTCTACTGTCACTGACCCAGGGATTCATAATTATGAAAGGCTCATGCTTGGGCCCTAAACTCTGTAGTTCTAGATCATATTGTTTGCTGTCGCCTGTCCACTGTATCTGCTTAACTAGTTCCTGATCCACTAGGGTAATTTCATTCATAATCTTAATTATCTTATGTTAGAATTGTTAAATAATTTTATGAACTCATATAAACACTCTGGCGCCTTTGGCGATTTAATCTATGGACTATCTGTGGTCAAACATCTAGGCCCAGGTAAATTTTATCTACATCTGGATCAAATGAACTGGGTGGGTACTTTTTATTATGGTTATCTACCTGATCAATACCATCAGGGTAGGCTAAATCAAGCAGACTACGAATTTATCAGACCTCTGATGGAAGCACAGGATTACATCACAGAATTTCTAGTATTAGATAATACTGCCGAGATAACTCATAACCTAGATAACTTTAGACCATTATTCAAAAAACATAATGAAAATTATCTAGATACCTACTGCACTACATTCGGTATAATGGATTCTGAACTGAGAAATACCATACAAAATACAGCCTGGCTGACTGTGCCCGAACCCTTGTATGTGGAGGGACGAGACATCGCAGTCAATCGCAGCACACGGTGGGTTCAACCCATACCTCCATTTGGCTACAGTAGGATGAAGGCCAAGGGCTGGATGGATCGTGCTTTCTTCCTTGGCCTACCCTCAGAGTATGATATATTCAAACAGAAAACAGGATGGAACATTCCCTACCAACCAGTGTCAAACATGCTGGAAATGGCACAGTATATCAAGGGCGCCGAACAGTTCATAGGAAATCAAAGTCTAGGACTGGCCCTGGCAGTGGCTCTAAATGAGCCTTTGATCCATGTGGAACAGAGAGTGGACATGCCCTTGGAAATCAACGAGTGCTACTTCCCACATAATATCAAATTACACTATTTCTAACCACAGGCTTGACACTGAGAGCGTTATTGTGTATAATATAAACACTAACAACTTTTAATCGGAGTAAATCATGTACAAATACCAACTTTGGGTCCGTATCAACGATTACCAAACTGTGAACACCATTGTTTGGGCTGAAAATGACTATGCCGCTAAGATGTTGGGCGAGGCTCAATATGGTGTGGGCAATGTGTTAAACTATACGAGGATAGATGAATAATCAAGCACCACTAGGAATAATTCAAAGTAGGGGCCTGGGCGATATCATAATCGCCCTACCCATAGCTCGACACTACTATGACCAGGGTCGACCCATATACTGGCCCGTTGATCAAACATTCATACCCAGCCTGGCACCCAGTGTGCCCTGGGTCAATTGGCTACCCTTAACTGCGGACCAGGGCCAATACTTTTATAATACCCCATTGGGCCTGCTCAATGACCTCGGGGTGGATGATACCCTATGCCTATATCAAAGCCTCACAGGCCACCCTGACCTAATCAGCAGGCCAGAAGCACAGATAACCAAATTTGACCAAATCAAGTATATAGCAGCCGGGGTACCCTTCACTGAGAAGTGGCGCTTGTCCCAATGTATCACGAGGGATCATCACAAGGAAGAGGCCTTTCTCAATGATGTGATCAACCCAAGTAGGGAACCCTATGTGGTGGTACATTTGGAGGGGTCTGATCACAGAGCGGAAATTGATCCCAGCTGGGTTCCAACAGACCTAAAGACCATTCAGATCAAACCTATGACAGATTCAATCTTTGATTGGCTCACTGTGATTGAACGTGCCGAGGCCGTGATCTGTACTGACTCAGTGTTCAGTAACTTGATAGATCAAATGAACTGGACTGATAGGCTGGACTGTTATTTCATACCACGTAGCCACATTCATCTAACTCCAGTATTGGGCGGATCTTGGACATGGTTAGACCCAGGACCCGAAGTTAAAAAACGTATTACCATATTTAGAAGCGGTACCTGATGCTGACAGAACAACACCTAGACCAACCCTTCCCCCATACTATTGTACAGAACTTTATACCAAATTTCAGTGTTAGCAATCAACTATTGAGCGAAGTCAACAATATAAGGGGTACCTTGGTTGATCCCATGCCCAATAGAGTAATGGTCAATCTTAATAGACACTTTGCCAAGGATCAGGGGCAGTACAGCCTAATGATCAAGATGGTCAACTACTTTACTAGATCATGGGCCAAAGAACAAGACCTCAAGGCCTATTCCTATTTGAACTATATGATCACACAGGAGCACGATCTCATGTTGACTCTATACAGTAAGGGAGCCGACTTTCCTCTACATATAGACCCGGCTACCCTTACTGTGATATATACTATATGGAAGAACCCACACGACCCTGGGGGCTATATTGAATTCCCTGACTATGACTATCAACCCATCATGGGACCCAACCAAATAATCATATTCCCCAGTTGGGTACCCTGGCGCATCGAGGCTGTTCACAAGGATCAGGACTTGGCCAGAATAGACGTGATACAGTTGGTCAGGCCACCGCGAGGAGACTTTTAGACATGAGCCTTAAATTTTGGCAGTTTCAAAACTCAGAACCACAGAGCCCATTCGCCCCACGCTATAGATATATCGGCGCAGACGCACACATAGAGGACATAGATTTTCCAGGTCTGGCCAAGATGTTTCTTGACTGTGAAGAACAGATGCTGCGTGAACTACCGGCCACACACGATGGTGGTACCGGACTGGGCTTGGACTCAATAACCAGCCGTTTTCTCAGCTACAACCCACTGACATGGACTCACAGTGATGAGATCATGAACCTTAGGGAAAAAATCTATACCCTATACCTAGAATTTCATAAAACACTGAAAATAGTTCGTCAACCCATGTACCTACAGTGCTGGGCCAACATTGTTAGACCGGGACAGCAGATCAATCTACACCTACACGATATTTCAGAATATAGCTATCTCAGTGGCAACCTACTGTTACAGGGCTCACCTAGTGTGATTGAATATCACAATCCCCAAAACTGTATAATCAAACCAGAACCACATCGCGTGGAACAGTCCCCGGGACAGATAACCATATTCCAAAGCTGTATACCACACCAAGTACCAGAGTATACGGGCACAGAACCCAGAGTCAGTCTCAGCTTTGACTTCCTTATTAGAGAATATGTCTTGGCCCGTGTGAGCCGTCGCAATCAACGCTGTATCAAACCCTGGGACATGATGGCCGAAATCAGTCTGGAAGAATTTGACGACGGCGAAAGTTTGGAAATTCCATGGATACGTTCATAGATCTCATGGTCCGAGCAGAATGGACATGGGTGATCTTTTTCACTGCCATGGTGCTGCTGCTGTCACTGCAAGATTTTATTCAACTAGATCCAGATGAGCTATATCCTGATCTTGGGCTGTAGCTACACTGTGGGCTGGCAATTCGCCAGCCTACCCTTCAACACACTAAACCTTAGTCACTACGGCGGCAGTAATGATAGAACAGTGAGAGTCTGCCTGGATCAGATCTGCCTTGAACCCGAACCACCCCTGCTCACTGTGATCAGCATGACCTTCGCACATAGATATCAATACTGGTCAGAGCAGGGCGCCATTGACATATGGGGCACAGGTAATACGGCCCAGGATCCAGAACTGAATCGAGCCCTGGATATCTATACCAATAATAGGAGTTATACAGCCATACTGGACGACTTGGCCAATCAGATCATACTGCTACAGAGCCTGTTTAGAGCCAGACGCTTACCCTACGTGATCTATAATCAATGTAATGGCCTAGACCCTGAGCAAATGGATTGGAAAACACAGGCCAAATTTGATCATATACATCAAGACGCTCATACTGTGAACTTTTTTGAATTTGTGGCTAATCGCTGGCTCTACCAACATGACGTGCCCTACCAAGACCCACAACTAGAACCAGAATATAGACACTACGATACTGGTCAATTCCAAGTCCTGGAACAATACCTACTGAACTATCTGTAGGCATATCTGGGATATAACCCGGTGATGTGGTCATAGGCCTGTCTGTCCTGTATGAACTGACCTTGAAAATGTCTACTGGTCACTGACTGTCTACCCCTTACTGAGGCTAAAAACTCACGATTGGGCTGTCGCATGATTATACTGACATGATCAAATAGAAAATCATCAGTGAAGAACGAATGTAATAATGGTATGTGTATGTACTGCTGTCTGCGTAGAAACATACACTGCCCATAATTATAGGGCCTTAGCGTGACTGTATTGATTTGAATCGCACCATGATAGTTAAAACACTGCGAGGCCATGCCCAATACACTGGTTGTGAATAACTGATCCCGGGCTACCCAATCATATACTAGGGGATCAACTACTACATCATCATTGAGTAGACAGACTATATCACCCCGCGCCTGTGTTACGGCTAGGTTCCGACTTTGTGCTACACCTAGATTCTCAGGCTGTGATAATATACTGACTCTTGAATCAAACTGCTCTAAGCGAGGAGCACGAACAGGATCATTGTCTATGACTATGACTTCACAGACTGAAGACCTAGACAGAGCACTAGATATACTCACTGATAACTCATGGGCACGCCACAGTGTAGGTATGATTACAGATATCATAATTAGGATATTTACTGAACCAATAGGGATAAATTCACTAACTATGATACAGAAAATTATACTATATACTACGCTGTGCACTGTGCTGATCAGCTGCGGCGATACAGGCTGTGTCTATGAACGCTATATACAGATAGAAAGATCTAGTCAAGGACTGATCAAATACCTAGACTGCATAGAAGAAACTTGTCCAGGTCTACCACATAAGAAAACCTGTAGAGTAACGTGAAAACCCCGCTGTAGCCATGACCCATAACAGGCAGATCCTACTATGACTACTCAAACCAAATACCCCGCTGTATGGATTGCGCTAGGTGCCCTAGTCTGTTTCGCGCTAGGCGCAGTCATTGGATTTTGGCTTGAGATCCTGCTTACTCCAGAACTACCCAACGGTTTTTATAGCTGTAAGGACTGCGGTGCGGACTGGAAAACACTGTGGAGACAGGGCTGGTTTAGGTGAGAAATGAGTGGGAATGATGAGAATATGTGAGAAAACTTTGGGAATATGTGAGAAAGTATTTGAGCATAGCCTGTCGTCAGACCAGGTTCAAATCCTGCCAAAACTGTAGAAAACCGTTGGAAATTTGCCGCGAAATCTGATCAAATCTGGCCAAAATCACTTGATTTGACCCCATTTTTCGTATACAATAAGTAATGTAACACACAGTTTTACATGCCCCCTTAGCTCATGCTTGGTTAGAGCAGCGGACTCATAATCCGTTGGTGCGCGGTTCGACTCCGTGAGGGGGCACCAAAATGCCCGTATGGTGAAATAGGTAGACACAAGGGACTTAAAATCCCTCGCCCATAGGGCGTGCTGGTTCAAGTCCGGCTACGGGCACCAAGGTTACACTGTATATACACTATAACACTACAGTATATACAACTCATAACAGTATAGATTACATATACTATAACTCATAACACTACAAATACTATAATATATAACTCATAACAGTCAAAGTTATATGATCTAGCACGAGGGAGTGCCGGTGTGGCAAAAGAGCCACAATTTGACAGTGGGAGCTCATTTTGCTATACTAATGACATGTTAAGCAAAACGGAGCAACTAGTGCAAAAGACTACACGTAAACGGCGTTCAGATCGTACGCACATTGTCTATATGCTTGTAGTAAACGGACTCCGCTACATTGGAGTCACTGCTAAGACTGAGACTACTGTATTGAAGTCAGTTCGTGCTCGTGCCGCTAAACACTTCTACAGGGCAAAGACTGAGACTAAGGACTGGGCTCTGTGTAGAGCATTAAGAGATCTTGCATGCAAGGAAGATATAGAGATTCGTGTTGTAGAATTGCTACGGGGCAAGGCTATAGCACACAAGAGGGAAGTAGAGATTAGGCGTGAGTTACGGCCCGAGTTGAACACTGATGTGAGGGGCGACTAATGCTATGTTTTCGCTGTATGAACTCTGTAAGCATGTGGTCAACTCGGTGTCAGTATTGTACAACAGAGTATGGCATTTTGACACTATGGTTCGTTAACATTGTGGCATGGATAATAACCATATGCTTGTTCGGGTTATTGATTTATGCTACAATAGCCTTACAGTAAACAACAAGGAGCAGACATGCGTTACCCAGAATGGATGGCTGAGCAGGACATTATGGAGTTTGAATACGACATGAATCGCTTTGTGGACAGTTTTGAGCCTGGCAGTGTAGAGGCTTTGAACGCAGAGTGCCAGATTGTGGCGTATGAGCAACGACTAGCAGAGATGGAAGAGTATGTTGTTATGATACAACAAAGACCCTTAGGTTGACTGGGAATTAGGTATTTGCTATACTGTCTACACACTAAACAAAAGGAGCAACAAATGAGCAAAGACACCCTTAACACTGTAGAGCTTGCTGTTTCTGTTATGCACGATGTCGCCCGTAAGGCCGCACAAGACGCCTTTGCTAAGTATGGGGACAGGGATTGTTGCGGGTTCGCTCGCATCACTGTCTACGAGAAAGGTAGCACTAAGATGGGCAAGGCTCTGCTTAAGGCAGGGTTCCGCAAGGCATATGGCGGTGGGCTTGAGATGAGTGCAAGTCGTTATACTAACTGCCAAAGCCTTAACATCGCTGAGGCGGCTGCCGAGGCCGCGGCCAAGTTCCTCACAGAGCATCTGGGCGTTAAGGCCTACGCTAACAGCAGAATGGACTGAGGGAGGGGGCGAAAGCCCTTTCACTTGACTGGGTTATTGATATTTGCTATAATGTGCTTACACTGAAACACTAAGGAGCGACATATGTGGACACAACATGATAGTTATCGCAGCCGCAGATACACCTGCGAACTCATAAGCCTTGTAGAGGACGGCATGATCGACAAGGACACCTTAATTAGGGACTTGTTGGGCTACCTGAGTGAGAGTGAAGTAGCGGATTTTGCTCGCCGTAATGACTATATTACCTGGCTTGATAACGATGAGGATGAAGATGGTCAGCCCGATGAGGCACAAGAGTGGCACGACTTTGATCCAGACTGCTAAGGAGTAGACTATGTTGACTGTAATCGCTTACAAGAAGGACGCTAGGACTCGAGTAGGAGAGCGCATGGTCTTCAAAGAGGACTTTGACACCAATGACTTGGAGGGCTTAGACAGCACCATGCGATACACTTTCGCCAGCAAGAAGGGTTATCGTTATGAGATACACAAGACTATGGTAAAGCGACGGAACTTGATGACGGGTGCGGAGTATGAGGAGCGATTTGACACTCACTTTGCCGCTAGTCCTAGTTCAGAAGCATACTGGAGCATGTAAAGACCCTACGCTTGACTCAGGTATTGATAGTTGCTATAATGTGAACACACTGAAACACTAAGGAGCGATAGATGAGAGATGTAATTATCGGTATACAAGAGGACATTGAGCGGGGTCTGCTCACTTTCCAGCAGATTGCTAACAAGCACAGAGTGCCTCTGGACTGGGTAGACATTGCCTGCGGTGAACTCATGGAGAACTATCAAGATCAGATCAACGACAATTGGTACGACGAGCAGCTCGAACTCAACGACGAATAGGAGCATACGATGCCTAACTGGGTTTCAAATCACTTGACTTTGAAGCATAAAGATCCACGCAAAATTGATCTTGCTGTATTAGCCTTCAATGACGGTAAGTTCTGTGAGACTTTTGTGCCCTTGCCCAATGGTGAGTGGAACTATGACTTCTGTGTCTCTAACTGGGGCACGAAATGGGAGGTAGAAGGTGAAGTTGGTAGAGCGGATCGTAATACCGCTGTTTTCATGTTTGATAGTGCTTGGGCTCCTCCCGTTGCTGTATATGAGGCGCTTTGTGCGGCGGGTTATGAAGTAGAGGCTTTCTATGATGAGCCCGGTATGGCTTTCTGTGGCAAGGTTACAGGCAACGAGGATGAGTTTGATGATGATTATAGAGAATATGCTAATGCCGACATAGATGAGATTAGGACTATCGTAGGAGCAGAACTAGATGACTTTTATGCTATCACCGATCGTATGGCAGAGTGGGACTCATATAGAGATGAACCCACAGATGACGACGATTTGATTGATGAACTAGAGCGGATCCGTAACATCGGTCCCCATACTGACTAAGGAGCAGAGTATGAATAAAGTATTAGAGTGGACTGTGGCGCATATACTACAGAAGGGCAGAGTGCCGGATGTTGCTAATCTGCCACAGTGGGGACCTAAGAAACCCAAAGGTTGACAGGGTTATTGATATTTGCTATACTGTATACACACTAAACAAAAGGAGCGACATAAATGTTAACCACTACCGAAGTTCGTAAAATCATCCGCAAGCATACAACTGGTGCAGATATTTGGACAGACAAGCCCGTGCCCCATAGGTCCTATACAGGCTCTCTGCGTCGTGTCAAATGCTACTTTGACAACAACGGAGTCCTGCTTCGCGCCCTACAAAAGGCAGCAGGCAAAGACAATGTCACAGTAACACGGGGCAATCCCTACAATAGGTTTGACAGAGGTCCTGGCATTGTTGTAAAATGCCTACTAGGTTGACAAGGGCACCGAAAGGTGCTATACTACACAGACACTAGCAAACAAGGAGCACTAGATGGGAATGTGGACTACAGAGAATCAGGACACGATGAAGATTGTTCTCAAGGCGTTCAACGATGCCAGTCTCAACAACTATGGCAATCACTCCTATGCCGCAGGCTATCTTGAGAGCACTGTGGTTGAGATGTTGAGGTATACGCCCAAGCGATATCAAAAGGGCTTGATCAATGACTTCATCCGTGCTACACAGCGGCAGGAAGAGCAGGCTCTTAAGAAACAGCGTGAGCAGGTCATAGCGTGAGGATTGTCATAGAAACTACAAAGTGGGAGGGTGCTACTCCCAATCATGTCTATGTCTGCGATGACAATCTCAATAACATGATTGGCTATGTGCCCGTGGGTTCTAAAATACTACAACGGTTTAAGAAACCTATAGCATTTGATAGAAGAGGTAGGACCTTTGTGGACTTGGAGGGCGGAGTGCCTAAACTGGATCCCAATGTGCGGACAGTAGAAGGAAGCAAAGGTCAAGTCTATACGTTGCAGAAAAACAACGGATCTTGGTCCTGCTCCTGCCCTGGCTATACATACAGGGGCGCTTGTAGGCATGTGGCAGAACAACAACAGGTTGACACGCACTGAGATTTGTGCTATTATACACTTACACTAACACAACAAGGAGCAAACAAATGCGCGGACCCAATATGTCATACTGTATGTGCGAGAACACTTTACTTGCTATGCACCAAATCCTCAATGCTATGCGGGAAGAGGGCCCTATGTTCCTACACGACCTGTCGCGTTCAGAGCGTGAGAGTTTTGAAGAACTATTCAATGCCTGCGAAAGTTTCCTTAACATGAGCGACGAACTTGTAGCAGGTGAAGAAGCAGGCATTGAGCCCGACTGCTACGAGCAAGAACGCACCAGCCGCTACCGGTAGTTGTAATAACGCAACAAAGACCCTAAGGTTGACTAGGGTTCCAAAACTTGCTATAATGTGGGTATAGTGAATAACAAGGAGCGATGAATGAAATATGCGTGTTGGAGTGTAGTAGGTGGATGGGTCACTGCTAGCGTAAATGCTGAGGGAGAACTTGTAGAGTTCATTGGCCCTGTGTTTAATAGTATAACAGACCTTTGGAAGTGGCAGCGTACTAACCTTTATACGGAGATGGCATAATGGTATTGGCAGAAGACATTGAGATCTTAAGCACCTTCACCGCCGCAGACTTGACGGAGGGCATTAGGATTACGGGCTATAGAGGCGACAGGTTTACCAGTGCCAAGTTCTTAGGTATTACTAATGCGGGCCAGTTCTGCTATAGTGTAAAATACTTTGACAAGGAAATGGGCATTGAGCAGACCACTAAGGTCTTTGTAGATGTATGCCCAGACACGGGTGCGACTAGAGTAGACTATTAGGAGAGCGAGATGGAACACTTGGACACGGAACTGGTCGAGTTGATTGAAAGTGTTATAGAGCAGATCAAGTGGGACTTTGAACTTGGGCAGACTGAAGACTTGGCGATTTTGTTGGCCCAGTGTCCTAAAGAATACTTGAGAGATTACTTGCCCGAGGGCAAGTGAAATAACCCTACGGTTGACAGGGGTATTGATTGGTAGTATAATATGAACATAGTAAGGAAGCAGGGGCGAACAGACAAATTGCGTATGCAGATGACCCCTGCGGAATTACTCAACTAAGGAGAATGTAATGGGAACTAGATCACTTACTTTTGTCTATGACGCAGACAACCAGCCCTTGCTCAACCTCTATCGTCAGTATGACGGATACATTGAAGGCGGACACGGCTCAGAACTAGCAGAGTTCCTCGCAGGTAAGAAATTGGTCAATGGCTTTGGGAAAGAGAGTAATGACATTGCTAACGGTATGGGTTGTCTTGCTGCCAGTCTTGTAGCACACTTCAAAGAGACCGTAGGAGGCTTTTACATTCACTCGGTGACTTCTACTGACTGTGGTCAGGACTACGAGTACCATGTGTACAAGGATAGGGTTAAGGTGCTGGGTCCAGGCAGCATATTCAATCCTGGAGTCAATGCCGCCTTGTTTGAAGGCTCTTGGGCAGAGTTTGCCAAGTTCTGTAAGGTAGAGGTGGCAGCATGAAGCGCTATCTTGTCACAGTGGTAGAAGATGCTCCCTCATACTGGAGTGCCATGTTCAGCGATGGTTCCTTTGAGCAGTTAGATGCTGTATATTACAGTGATGCTCAAGCAGAAGCAGACAGAAAGTTCGGTGTGGCAGATCTACAACAGATTGAAATGGAGGAAGATATCGGTTGACAACTATCCAAATCCAAAGTATACTAATAGAGTGGTAAATTAATTCACATACAGACATTCATACACACGTAAAGGAGATTTAAAATGTCTAAGACTTTTTCACATGCTGGTGTTTCTAAGCTCAACGGTGAGTTCAAGGTTCGCTTTGCTAATGATGCACTGCGCACTAAGGTGCTGATCAAGAATGGTCATACTGATATCGACATTCTCGAGTTGCCCCACCCAATGACCAAAGAAGATGTCATTGCCTACTTGCTCAGCATTGACTTTGCCACCCGCGACGGTGTTACCAATCATGCTGTGCATGAGGCTATCCTTGCTGAAGTAGACAAGAGAGCAGACAAGCCCGCTAAGGTAAAAGCAGAGCCCACGATGAAAGCCATTGAGGCTAAGGTTGCTGCTAAGAAGGCTAAGGTCACTCCGCAAGTGCCTGCTCTTGAAGGTATGACTCCGTTAGGTGTCAAGCCTAGTGCTCCGAAGAGCACTGTTACTCGTGCAGAAGTTGAAGCACAATTGAAGGACATTGAAGACGCACCGTTCTAATCTGCCTCAGGGGGACTTATCCGGGACTCCGGATTTCTTAAACGACAGGTCATGTGCCCCTACTTACTTTAACCTATAGCGGGGTATTCAAATGAGCAGGCTGGAATATTATCAACGTCCATTGGTGGCTTTTGATGTGCAGGACAAGGACCATCGTGCTTTCTTTCACGAGTTCCTACTTACCAAAACCTGGGGTAGATGTCCTGTTCGTTTTATCTGTCCAGACGAACATGGACCGGAAGGACTAGTGGGCATCGTTATGCGTCAGTTGGTAGCCTACTATGCTAGGCAGGAGTTCGGTGATCAGCCTCAGACAGAAGGATTGGCAGTGCCGACACACAAGCCAGCTCGTCCTAAGAGCATTGAGATAGATTTAAAGGTTTTGGCAAAATCAGTTGTTGACAAGGAGGCAGAAGTCCTGTAATATTATACTAACTGCTAAGGCAGTAGATAATAAGAGGAAAGAAAATGATGTTGAATCGTATTAACGAAGGAACTAAGACACACAAGTTGTTCACAGCATTGAAGAGTGGTGAGACTATCACTCCCGCAGTTGCTCAAAAGCGTTTTGGTATTAAGAATGTTTCAGCTGAAGTTAGTCGTATCCGCCAAGCAGGCTATGCTGTATATGCTAACTCACGCAAGGCAGGCAATGGAGTTCAAGTCACTGAGTATGTTCTAAGCCAACCCAGTCGACGCTTGATTGCCGCAGGTTACAGGGCTATCCAACTAGGTCTAGCCTAAGGTTGCTCCAAAGTCCTCGGGCGGGGTAGTGTCCCCCGAGGCCACAGATCTTGCTCCGGTCTGTGCTGTTAGTGGGGAGGGCATGTCGGGAGACATTGCCCTTCCATCCCCTTATACTAGACTCAAATCACTTAGGTTGTCAAGTCTGCGTCAAGGCCGTTGTTTTTTAGCCACGTTGTAAAAGAGCCACAGTTGACGCTGTGCAAGCATTTTGCTATAATGCTTTTACTGTAACAACAAAGAGAGAGCAACAAATGCAAAAAGTATATAATTTGTTTTTTTATAACGACAGCAACGAGAGAGAGCACTATGGCACTTATGCCACACGCAAAGCTGCACTAAATGTTATAGCAGAGATGCAAGCAGAATACGGCTGTGACGTTTACGCAACAGAAGCTTTTAGCGTAGAGACAAGCACTGTGGCAAAATAACAACAGGTTGACACACTGCACAATTTGTGCTATTATACACTTACACTAGCAAAAAGGAGCTAACATGCAAAAACTAATTAACACTAAACTTGTGCGTAAACTTGTGCGCAGCATTGCAGGCGACAACATTTACGGCAAGAGCTATACAGACATTAATGTAACAAATAATGATTTGCGTAACGTTACATTTTTTGTGTACGAACACAAAGCAAAAGAGATTGCTACAGAATTACAGGCATTACTTGCACTTACAGGCTATACTAACAAAGTGAAAGTTACTACTAGCAAAGAAAACACGTTTTTACGCTGTGGCGGCAACACTTACTTGCGTATTAATAACTGCGTATTAGGCTAAGTTATAGTTAATATAGCACAGGCAACTGTGCTATACTTTTTAAATTAGGAGCGAAGATGAAAAAATTAGTACTAAGCAGTTTTGAAAAGCATAACGATATGACTACTGTGCGATTTGACTGCAATTTTACTGTAGTGTGTGCTGGCGACGGCTTATGGGGCTGCGAAGCAGGACGCAGAGTGCGTGTAACCAGTATAGATGTTAGCACGACTGCATTTGACAACGAAGTGAATGTGCAAGTGCATGTTGGACACGACAGTGAATGGGACATTTACACAGACACAGCATTTGAGCGTGCTATTAGCGAAGCACTAGGCTTTAAAGTGAGCTTTACAGAACAAGGCATGCAGGACGACGAGCTTGCTAGCATGGAGGCAGTATGAGAATTATACACGATTACGGACTTGTGCGTGTTGTAAGCATAGGGGATCCTTTTGCTAACACCTACGACATCCGTGTTGAAAACTATGACAGTGACGCAGACATTTGGCGCTTGTGGCGTGGCTTTAACAGTTTAAGCGATGACTATGCTTATACCAACGCTTTTGAGGCTGCTGGGCGTGCTATACGAGAAGTTGCTAGAGAGATTGCTACAGGTGAACGATAAATTGTTAAACGTTTTAAAATGGACAGCGACGGCACTGTTAGTGCCCGCTGGCTACATGACACAGGCAGGCTATGCACAGGGTCCTACACTGTTATACATTGCAGGACTTATTTGGCTAGCGGCTGCTCTAATGATGAGAGACAAGGCGCTAATTGCTACAAATGTTGTAATGGCTATTGCGGGCACTGTGGGCATCCTACAAAAGTATGTTGTGGCGTAGATGCCACAGACCCCGGCACTCCTACCGTAGCATAAAAACAACAGGTTGACAGGCTTCCCTCTTTTCGCTATAATACGAAAATAGTAAACAACACGGAGCAGAGCAAATGGCAAAATTCATTGTTGAGACCCAAGTCCGCGAGAACTATGGCACTGCTATCCGTCCCCACTGGAAGTGCAAAGGAGGCGACACCTATGTGGTACCCAACTTCACCGAGTTCAATAACATCCAGCCCACACTCGATAGCATCCGGGAGCAGGTTGAGACCGATAACGATTACATCCAAGAGTGGATCATCGACTGGTATGTGGCTGAGGACGACTACCTCACCCGGGACGAGCGTAATCAGCTCGAATTCGACGGTAGGATCACCTATCCGGCAAAAGAGTTGGTGGTTGTAGCATAAAAACAACAGGTTGACACGAGCACCGAAAGGTGCTATTATACACTTACAGTAAACAAAAAGGACAAGACAATGAGCAAGTTGGATAGAGTGTTAGATGAACTGTTTTGGTTAGCCATCTACAGCATCCCCGCAGTGTTCGTCCTAACCTGTGTGTCTGGTATTGTATACGGCCTGTTGTTTAGATAAGGAGCAGGAGATGAATGAGATGAAAGGTCCAATGATTCAAGGTCCCTTGTTCGAAGTCACTGTAACAGAGTATGAGCGTGGTTGGGGACAACGACTCTGTCCAGATGAGACAAGAATCTTCACCAACCGTCAAGATGCTGAGGCCTATGCTCGGACACGGAACTCAGGTACGGCAGAGATCTATTGGCGAGCAGACATCAGGCAGTTTGGTTGATAAGGAGCAGACTATGAACAAGCCAATCACACCTGAACAGATGACAGAGTGGGTTGAGAAGACTTGGCGGGAGAGCCAAGAGCGTGCGTGGGCTGAGAAACCCGCCGGTTGACAAGGGTATTGATACTTGCTATAATACACTTACACTGAACAACAAGGAGCAGCAAATGGGCTACAAAGTTCTAGCAGACAAGTTCCAAATGGACGAGATGCGTGTCAAATACGGCCCACGCAAAGGACTTGAGGGCCCATTCAACTTCTCAGGTCGTGTGCTCTACTACGACAACAAAGAGGGTCAATACTACGACCCAAAGACGGACTTTTACGTTGAGCAGGATGAGATGAACATGATCCACAATAGACTGATGGCTAACCTAAGGAGTGCCTAACATGACTGACACTATTGACAACCTCTACGAAGAACTAGTTTACCTTTGCGAAGTGCGTGGTGAACTGGATCCAGAATCCAACGCCCAAATCGAAGAGCGCATCGCTGCTATCAACGCAGAGATCAAGGAGCTAAAGAGCATCAGCTCACGCTGGGGTTGACACTGAACAAGATTTGTGCTATTATACACTTACACTGAAACAACGGAGAAACAAATGAAAGTTAGGATTAAACACAAAACGATTCCAAACCAACCAGGTACCAGGACTGCCAACGGAGAGTTTCCTGCTATGGGTGGCAACCGTCACTCCAACTCTAAATGGAAGAGGGTAGAAGCAGTATGGAAGGCAGTGTTCGAACAAGGTGAAACAATGGACTTTCAAGAATTCCAAAGAAGATACGGTGGCATCCTTCAAGCGGTTGGATTTAGTTCCGAATACGTTAAGACCAATGTCACGCCTGGCAGCATCAAAGGACATTTAGAACATGCTGGACTTGTTGAGATCTACGAAGAAGTGGATCTTTACAAAGATCTATTCGTAGCATAAACGCAACAGGGGTTGACAGCAGCCCCTCTTTGTGCTATTATACACTTACACTGAAACAACGGAGTAAAGAAATGAGAAAAGTATTAGGAACAGCAGGTGTAGTGGTAGGTATGTTAACCCTGGTAGGTGTCTCAGGTTATGTTACCAACCTCGGTCCAGAAGCTGGCATCAACGAAGCTATTAACGTTCTATCAACCTTGATGGTCACAGCCTGCTTGATCAACCTAGGCATGTTTATGATGAAGGATGAAGCGTGATTACTCTACACGGACTGACTAAGAACCAACGTATCATAGCAGATACCCTGTGGAACAAATGCCAAAGCCAATCCGACGTTGACGCCGTGCTCAGACACTTCGGACACGATGCTCGTGTTGTATACGAACTGATTATGGCACACTCAATGGACCAGATTATGGACACTGATTTGGCTGAGATTTTGATTGACAGGATCAAGGCTAGGTAGTATACTACACACTTAAATACAACACTTAAGGAACACATTTATGGCAACTAAGGCATCTACTAAAGCATCAATGGCAACCAACATACTAGAGTTTGACACCGAGGCTATCGCTCGCAGAGAGAAAGAGGTAGCCAAAGAGACCGACGAGCAAATCCTCACCCGACTAGGCGAACGCTTTAGCATACTCACTGAGATGACTAAGGCAGTCAAGCAAGGCAACATCACTGCTATGATCGTGTCAGGTCCCCCAGGTGTAGGCAAATCACACGGCGTTGAGGCAGTGCTACAAAAGGAAGATCTGTTCAACACCTTGGCTGAACGCAAGCCCAAATACGAAATCGTTAAGGGCGCAATGTCAGCGATTGGCCTCTACTCAAAACTATACGAGTTCGCAGATAAAGGCAACGTTGTGGTGTTTGATGACTGCGACTCAGTGCTACTGGACGAAGTGTCACTGAACGTGCTCAAGGGCGCATTGGATAGCTGCAATCGACGCTTCATCTCATGGAACACTGACAGCAGGTTGTTGCGCAGTGAGGGAGTGCCTAATCGCTTTGAGTTCAAGGGTTCCGCTATCTTTATCACTAACATCAAGTTCGAACACGTTAAGAGCCGCAAGTTACGTGACCACCTTAATGCATTGGAAAGCCGTTGTCACTACATTGATCTCCAGATGGACACTGAACGTGAAAAGATGCTGCGCATTAGGCAAGTGGTCAACCAGAACGAGATGCTTAAGGACTTCGAGTTTGATGCCTGCGTACAGGACGAGCTAATCGAGTTCGTAGACCAAAACAAGGCCAAACTGCGTGAACTCAGCCTGCGTATGGTGCTCAAGTTAGCAGGACTGCGCAAATCCTTTCCACTGACATGGCAGATGATGGCAAAGACCACCTGTATGCGCAGACTATGAGTGCCGTAATCACTCGCATAGCCTTATACCTAACCTTAGGCGCCTTACTGGACGTCTTTGGTTGGAGCCCAGGTAGCCCACAGTTCTGGTGCATGTTGGCCCTTACCATAGCAGCCGATCTATTGGGTAGACTGGATGGACGCAGAGAAGGCGCAATGGAAGGCATAGCAGCCTTCCTCAAGATGAACGAACAGGAACAATCAGATATTAGGAGGTTGGTGCGGCAATGGGAACAGAAATGACCTGCGAATGGATTGGCGAGGGAGAAGGTTGTACACACGAAAAACTTCCTGGCCGCAACTATTGTGAAGATCACCTATGGCAGATCTATCAAAAGGGCACTAAGTTGGGTCGAAGAAAGAAGGACCAACGCATAGCCAACGACGTATTCATGTGGCAGAGCCTGCTTGATGAAGCCATACAGGAACTTGAAGAGGAGGGTGTGTTATGAAGGTGTTGATGAGTCTGGCCGTGATCCTACTGGCCTTTGCGGCAGTGGTCATAGTGCCATATGCTCTAGTTTGGGTAGTCAAACAGTGGCAGCTGATCATAAACGATCAGCTACCGATCCTAAGTTGGGATGCTTGGGTCACAGGACTGTGTACGCTCTGTATCATAGACGGCATGCGGCGCATTAAGGTGCCCAACTAAGGTCAAAAAAAAGGGCGCATCTCTGCGCCCTTAAACATGAAAGCAACGACTAACTACACAAAACGATAAATTACTCCCTGAGCACTGACTCGCTTTACAGTGCCCTCACTAGCCCATTGTGCTTCCATAGCAGCGAGCTCTCTACGATCTCGCACACTAGCACGGTCTACTTTAAGGGACACCCCACGCTTCCCATATGCTATATACACAGCACGAGCAGCATACAACATCTCTAATACTAACTTCATACGCTCTGCTCTAATCTTTGTAGCACTGTCGTAGCGTGTTGAGTTAGCATAGTTGCGCATACGAGCATCTCTATAAGCCCAAAACTTATTGGGAGCTTCTTCTGTGTTTAGTGTAACTGTGTGCATTGTTTACTCCGTTTACGTTATATGTCTGTATTATACACAATACTTGCAGGGAGGGCAATAGTGTGGCATTGCTGCCACACTGTGCTTAATTACGCAATCCCTACACGCTCTTCCCACTCCCAATGCACTTCGCTTGCTCGCTTGTTCCCAAGCTCGTATATGCTCCCATGTGCGTTCTCATAGTCAAAGAACGCTACTTCTTCTCCCCCACGCAAGTATACAATAACACCCCCCACATTGTCTGAGTCGCAACCTCGTAGGTAGTCTGCAAACTCACGCTCAAAGCGCTCTACGAGAGCGTCGTAGTCCTCAAACAGTGCTTCAACTTCTGCGTCGTTTAGTCCCTTGCTGTAGTCTGCGCATAGTGCTTGCATAGTGTAGTCCCGTGTAGTTAAAAGTGTAGCACTAGCACACACAATAGCATTAGCACACGCTTGTGCGTGTTGCTGTGTAGTTGTGTGCTCTTTGTGCATGTATGTATAATAGCAAAAAAGCACTAGCATGTCAATATGTTGTATACACACAACAGGGAAATGTTGTATGAGAGCAACGGTGGGGGCGTGGGGGCATATACTATAACGCTATACATGCTAGCACAAACTGCTTGCCAAAAGTTCTCAAAATAAATCCCAAAGTTTTTTCTCAAAAACCCACTCTAAAAAACTCTGACTTAGACTAGATCACCAGGGGCCGAGATCTCCAAACCTTTTTTATTTTGCACAGCAAAATTTCACAGTACGCAGACCCCTGGGTGTAAAAAAGTCACCAGCAGATTAAAATCAGGGTCTAAAAAATTTTTACGCAGAAAAATTTACACGCTATATAAGAATTTAGAGTTATCACTGTAGATAAAGATTTAAGAAAAGGGTCTTTCCCAATTCTTGCGCTTCGCGCTTCGGGGGCGGGGCCGATAAATACCTTCATGTTAACATTTGATCAAGATAGTGTCAGTATCAGTAGTCAGTTTGTGTCTGGTGATATAGCCTGTGTATACCAAGGGGATCGTAACCTCATACAGTATGGAGTAGTAGAGAGTTTCACCTACACGGGTAACCCCAACTATGCTGTCAGCATTCTAGTGCGATACCTACCCAGATTACCTCGCAGTGGGCTACGTCAAGAAGACCTATATAATCAACGTAGGGGATTACGTGGGTTCAGCACCAATACCTTCACTGCCACCAACATGGTCTCCACAGTGTTCAGTGCCATGGGAGTATCACCTCTAGTTCAGCATACTGGTAGTCAAGTAACGTTCACTGATGTAAATGGTGTCAGTACGGCGTCAACCTGGGCCACGGGCACTGTAGTCAGTGCTCTAATACCAAACCTAAACAGTATTGTATTAGGTAGAATTCGTCGTATCAGTTATACAGGCACCGGGACTGTGGCCAGTGGTAGTTTTAGGTATTACATTGACAGTTGGAACCGTGCGCCCAGTGGGCCCATTCTTCGTACCTATGCCTGTCCTCAGGATTTAGTATTTTCCAGCACCACAGTAATGAGTACCATAATAGACACTGGTAGTCTAGCCGTACTATCAGCCAAGCCCAGTAGATACAGTATACAGGTCACGCCGCAGACTATAAACAGCGTAATCAGTGGTGATTCATTATCTGCCCAGCTCAGTGTTATTGGTGGCATAGAGCCGTATACGTGGACTGCCACTGTGATTAGTTCATCGGGCATAGTGGATCCAAAAACTATCACACTGACTCCATTGCCCTTGGGAACTGGTACTAGCCTTACTTCTACGCCCTTAACTCTAGAAGGGCCTGATAGCACAGCAGAGTTTAGTATTACAGTAACAGACAGTCAAGGCAACCAAGGTAGTAGATTTTATTCTGTTCTTGTATTTGCTCAGGCCTATGATCCGGGAGCAGGGGGTGGAGGAGGTCCGTAACCTTGCGAGCCCTGTGGGATCATCCCTGTTTGCCCTATAAGGCCGTGGCCCCATGGCCCGTGGTCATTGTCAATGGTCGCACAGATTGGACACAGAGTGTGGACTATATGGAAAGCTGGTTAGAATCAAATGTGGGACCGCACTGGGCAGTATGGACATGGAGCATGTGGAGCCTGCACAATAGTGGCTACTGTGGAGTAAGTTTCAGTAAGGAAAAGTACTGTAGTATGTTCTTGCTAAGGTTTGCGGATCAGGTCACGCTCAACCAACGATCGTGAAGTTTATCCCGTAGGTCCTGTAGACGTTCTAGGCTCTGATCCATGCGCATGACCTTATAGACTAGATTTGCTGTAGAAAACTCACCTTCAGGTTGTTTTAGGCCCAGTTTACGATAGGTTCTTGCTAGTTTTAGCAGTGTTTCAGCAGTGTCTAAATCCTGTAGACGTTCGGCGTTATCTATTAGTGTGTGCCACACCAGTACCATATTGTCTATCTCTTTCAAATCGATCTTGGGTTGACGACGTTGTGGTTTGGTAATCCAGCGATTATTGGCCACACTGAATAGTCCACCGCTAACACCGGGAGTGTTCCGATCTTCCACATATAGAGTAACCGGTATCCCATAAATTTTAACGTCGTGTTCCTGTTCATAGAGATGACGTTTGGCATCGAACAGTTCTTCGGCTTCTTGGGCACAGTCCAAGGCAGCATAGTCAGTGATTAGGTGTAGATCCAGGTCTGACTTGTCTGTATAGTTATAGTTTACATTTGATCCAGTAATCACTATATCTTCCACAGTAAACGGTATGCCCACAAACTGTTCAAAGTCTTCGGCTATGCGTAGTAGAGCGCCTCTCACCTCGGCCTTGAGTTCTCCTCGTGGTTCCCAAATCTTAGGATTGAGTGTGGTATTCTGTTGAATAGGGTTCAAAAGTTCTAGAAACTTCATAGTTCTGTATTTAGTTTGATTAAATATAGCTATGAATGATGAATCGCATATAAGTTACCTAGGACATCTGCTCTTGGCCAATCCCAACAATCCTAAAAATGAGTTGGCCAAAAGTGTAATCATGTTGGTCACGCACACACCAAACATTGCCGTTGGTCTGCAGTTAAACAACCCGCATGAAGATCTCACCATAGGTCGTATCAGCAAGAACATAGGCATAGATCATGAAGGAGAGTCGCCCATATACTTCGGTGGGCAGGTCAACACTCACAAGATTCATATTCTACACAGTCTGGATTGGCGTGGTTTAAGCACAGTAGAACTTGGGGATAATATTGGCCTAACCAATGACATCAGTGTGTTGTCTGCCATGGCACGTAACGAAGGTCCCAGCAAGTTCAGAGCCTGTGCCGGTTATTGGCTATGGGAATCTGGTAGATTAGACAGTGAAATCTATAATGATCAAATAGAAATGAACAGTTATCGTTGGGAATTAATTCGTGCCACAGAAGAACTGGTGTTCGATGTTGATCCTTATTATCAATGGCAGACCTGTTTAGAGGCCATAGCCAAAGAAAAAGTCAATCAGTGGTTCTAGTCACGTTCCGGGTTAAGTTTGGGCAACATTGATCTAATTAGGGCCGTGTTCAAGGGTCTGTCACGTGGTTTTTGAACTGTGGCGCCCTGATCGGGCATACGTATTTCGCCTGTTTCCGGATCAACATTTTCCGAGCTAGTAGTTACCACGCTGGTTCGTTTCAAGGTAAATGTATTAGGATTAGATCGTTGTTCATGCATAGATGACTGGGGTTGGTCATCTTCGTTAAGGTCTGTGATTCGCAGTGTGTCTAGATTAAATTCTAATTCGACCTTTTGCCCCACGCCCGAACTTGAGCGTGTCTTCATAAACTGTATCTGATAGCGTCCGCGATCTTTCATAGCTCTGCTGGTAAAGATACCTATGACATTATCCGCAGTCTGTATCTTTGATAGGCCGCCTGAGATATGACTATGATCAAATTCAATTTCTTCCACGGCAGCACGATTTAATTGTGAAGCTGTCACTGTGATACACTGTGTCTCCATGGCCAGGTTACGAATTTCTTCTGATACATATTTGTCTTTAACAAACAGATCTGAAGGTGATACTTTCACTGACAAAGGCATCATTAGGTCTAGATAATCAATCAATATAACATCAGGACTGATGCCTTTCTTGACCTGATATTCTTTGAGATAGGCTCTGACATCATTACAGTTTTTACCTGATGGCATATATTTGATCTGTATACTGCCGGATTTTTTACTTAACATTTTTACCTTAAGTTCTACATCATCTATGTTACGAAATATTTCTCTAGTGGGAATACCTGTGGTCATGCTGTCTAATCTCATGGCCACAAGATTTTCACTAAGCTCGAATGTCAAGTATATTACATTCAGACCCATTAGGGCCCAGTTCAAAGCCAAGTTGGCCAAAAATAAGCTCTTACCACCACCCGACCCTGCGGCAAATATATTCAGTTCTCCTCTGTTAAATCCGCCATACAGTTTCTTGTCCACACTGGGCCAACCTGTGGAAATTTGACCGTTGGCATTCTTAAGACTTTCTAATCTCTGTCTAGGGTCCATGAAGTAGTCAGTGCCCATGTCCTTGTTCAGACTGATCTGTAGCGCATCTTTAATTAATTTTTCAACTGGGTTATATTCACCTTTCTCCAACATATCTGCCGAGCGCAATATAGCACGTTCTAGACTTTTATGTCTGCTGAATTTTTCAAACTCGTCCATTAGCCAATCATAATTTTCCTTGGGTATGGATATTTTTTTCAGTTCAGTTTGGCAGGCTGCGTTGACCTGTACCACCTCGGGCATGACCTTATAGTTGTCCACATATTCTGTGATAAATTTGGCTGTGGATCTAAGCCTTTGATCAAAGTTTTCTGGATCAAAAATATTTTGACATCTAATAAATGTTTCGGCATCGCTCATGAACATTTCTAGATACAATTTCTGCATGTCTGTGTTGTAGTTTGGTTTAGTCATGAATGCTTTCTAGTCTTTTCTTAAGTAATTTTATTTTCAATTCTGCTGTTTCTCTATAGTGTATGATAGATTGTAGTGTGTATAATCTACCAAACGTTTTTACACTGTCGGCTACATCTTTGATATGGTCGGGCCACGGTGGACTGCTCACAGACCAATTATGTTCCAAGGCTGCTGTGATCATTCTACTGCCTGGACGATCTCTATCAGGCACAAGGATTACTTCTTTGCCTAAGTTGTTTATGCGTTGGCACTGTGTAGGATTTGGTTCATTTGTCATTACTGCCACACCGTCAATACCTATGGCGTCGAATTGCCCCTCTACTACAATTATATATTTTTTATTATCAGTCTGTCTATCTATATTGAAAACATAACCGGGTTGTGCCTCTGAAAGATATTTGGGTTTGCCTGGTCCAATTTTTCTACCAGTATAGCCCACACAGCGTTCTTGATAATAAAATGGCAGCAGTATTCGGTCATTATAACCTGGACTGAAACTGTAGTGCCATGGATACCAATCTATACCCATACCTCTATCAATTAGATAGTTTACTAATTTATGTTGAATTTCTGTCAGTTCTGGATTTGTGTCTGCTAATAACTCTGTAAGACTCACAGTCTGGTCTGGTAAATCTCGTTCTTCTAAGTCCAAACTTAATTGTTTTACTTCGGCAGGTTGATCTTCTTTGAGTTTTAAGGCGTAAAGGTTTAATTTTGAAATATCGTCAGATGGCATACCTAGATATTTGAATAAAGTCTTGGTATTGGTACTGAGAAGTTTGCCCTGGGACCACCCAGCCTTAAATCCACAGTTAAAGCAATGATATTGAAACCCACCGGTAGGACTAATTAATACTCCTCCGCGTTTTTTAGTGTCTCTGCTTTCACCTCTGTTATGACAACACGGCGCATCGAAACTGATCCATCCACTGGGAGTATTTTTACGTTTCGGAGGCAAGACTGCTAATAGTGATGATTCAATAAGGTTCACACTATTAGTTTAACTTCTGTACAGAATTTTGTCAACGGCGCCGTAGTAGTCGGGATCATCATTATCTGGATCCCCAGGTTTAGTAGATGGAATGTGAATGAACCTTACGTAGGTATAAACACCATTAAAGTTAACATAATCAACTCCAGTAAACCCTGTATAGTTTCTAGTTTGAATTGTGGAATATTTGCCAAAACTGCTAGGGCTGTTACTTAATGTAGCCTGTACTAACACAGTTCCTCTGTAGTTACGTAGATATAGGGCCGCAGTATGTAGTGCTGTGTTTCCATTAAATTCTGCGTTAGCATATACGTTACCGCTTTTGTGTTCGTAAAGATTGGTATCCGCATTAAAACTTTTTTGAAAGTCTGATACATCTACGCTGGGCTGAAGAACGGGATATACATCTTCTAAAATGTGTGCCGTACCATTTACGCCGTAGTAGGTGTTAGAATATGCGGGACTGTATGAACCATCATCATCTAGTATTTTTACACTAAACTGGTAACTGGATTTTAGAAGATCTATGGTATCACTTTCTGTCAGAGTTAACAGTGCCAATCCTCTAGTAGCCGTATTAGTTTCTAAAATTTCCAATGGTTTTTCTAAAATCAATCTTCTATTAATTGCGTCATACATGGAGAAAACAAAGGTCTGTGTTGATGAAACGCTGATTTTCTTTTGGTCGCTATTCTTAAACTGAATACGAACTTGGTTTTTAATACCTTTTTGAATATTAAGGTCGCGTTGGTACATGACTCTGTTAACCCCTCTGATAGTAGCATCCAAATCTAAAGTAACTTCTAAGGTATTGGCGTATAAATAGATTGGCAAATTTTGCATACAATTATTTATAGATAAGATGAGTTCGTTTTCCGACTTTCAAAAAAACTACCCTTTCATTAGCTGTATTAAAAGTAATGACATTGAATACGTCGGTATCATTATAAACTTTGATAACAATATTGCTAGTATATATGATATTGAATCAATCAAAGACCTATCCGATCGTAAAGTTTTTTTAGAGCTAGGAGAAGTATGGTGGTGGGAAAGTAATCGTAAAATACCAATCAATATTTTTTTAAAAGTAGAAATGAGCTCATACAGATACAGTATTAAGACTTTCAACGCTAAGGATGTAGAGCTTATATTCGGACCTGTAGTAAACCTTAGCGATATAGCAGAAAAACGTGTCAAGCGTAGGTCGATTCAATTAGTAAGAACGACTAGAAAAGTCTATCCATAATCATAACTTATTTGTTCGCAGATTAGATTCATCTGTACTACCACAGCGGCCGCATATGCTATGGCGTGTGACTTTTTAAAGTAGTATTGGTCATTATCGGGTTTGGTCCAAACCTCGTTCATCACCGTAGTCCAATCTTTCCCAATCAGATAACGTTTCGCAGGGCGTATCATAGCCAAAACTGCCGCTAGTTGGTCTATCGTCCGGGGTTTCATACTTCTTAAGATCGAACCATGTCCGTTGACGTGAAATAGCAAGTTGACGAAATCGTCCTGTTCCAGTAAATCCCATAGTGGTTCCTTATTCAGTAATTCATTGAGATGTTCTTCGCTGCGAATATCTTTATATATGCCTACGTTTAGAAAATCTAGTTTAAAGTATCCTCTTTGTTCTGCTTCTTGATAATGTATGCTGGCATTACCAGTCAAAGGGTTAATCGGAATTTCATGCGTATATACACCGGTATTATGTTTTTTATCTATGGATAAACTAGCAGGTACATGTTTTATAATGTCCAGTATTTTAGATCTATCCGCAAAGTCTATATCAATATCAGGCATAGTTTACCTGGAATTCTAAGTTAAGTGTTTGTCTCAGACCTGGACCTTGAGGATAGGTACCATGATATAAATGATTAGGGAACATTATAAGGTCTCCTTCTTTGGTTACATATTCAGTAGCACGATTACCTGCGAAGATAAAAAATTTACCTGGCTTATGTTCTGTGTTATAACTTTCAGTCAAATATAATACCGCAGCAATGTATCCTACAATTTCTTTATTATGTCTATGTACAGTGTGAAATCCATCTTCCCCTCCATACACAGTCCATCCATTATCAGGTTTGATATATATATTTTTTGAAAAAATCTTAGATGAATTTAACAAATCTTGACACAGCATACCTAGTGTATAGAAATTATTTAGATGCTCTTTCAATCCGAACTGATAAGATTGTGAGCCTTTGGTCGAATGTTTATCTTTACAATCTTGTAAATTATTGGATGCTATGATTTCGCTTATTTTAGATCGTAACTGAAATAGATTAATTTTATCTTTTATGTTGTTTTTTATAATCCAATCATTCTCGAAACCGTGTGGTATATTCATTATTTGCCTAGGTAAAACATTTGATTAACACGTTCTTCTCGAATCCATCTTTGATCTGGTGCCCAACAATGCATAACTTCTATAGATTTATAAAAGATACATCTATTATATTTTGCTTCTATTATAATATGATCGAAGCTATCTTTGTCAACCCATCCTTCATTTCTTTGCTTTTCATCATCCCAGAACCAATTTTCTATTTCAATTCCTGGTTTGGGTTCAACAAGAACTGTACCCGGGTATTCTCCCTTATTTAAAAATACAGTGGCGGCTAACCATCTATCTTTGTGAATCTCGTCGAATTTTGTTTGATAGGGCGTATCTTTAATTTGCTTAATAACATTAGTGATTAATAGTTCGTGTAATCTTGTTTCAGGATATGTTATATTAAATTGATTACACAAAAAATCATAGGCGTGTTTAATACGTGGTGTAATTATCTCATGTCTATTATGAAAGGCTAAATCTTTAACAGATCTATAAGCATCCCAATATCCATCTTTCCATCTGATAAAGTCTAGCACATAGGTAGGATCTAGGTAAAAATCATCGGCGTACCAATATTCAAATTTCCCTTCTTTTACATGATGAAATATTAAATTTTCATTTAGTTTAAAATCAGGGTGTCTCATAGTTCCCCCGCCTCTGCCATTTTTAACATTAGGCTATACTGTTCGTAGGCTTTTTTCACAGCTGGATATTTTTCTTTCAAATGTTTCTCACGTTCTTTCTGTTCCATGATCCAATTGAACATATCATAGTGTCCACGTTGACGCATATGGTTGAACACTTCACTTTCGAACTCGGCTATCTTTGTAAGTTCACTTAATTTAATCTCTACTGTGTAAACGGGTTCTACATCGTATTCTATATATTCTGGCAGTAGTTCATTATAATCTTTGGGATTAGTAAAATATTTTAATGATAACGGTCTATAACGCTGACTACGTTTGTTTTTGTCTAGTATTCGTATGTCATGTTTTTCAACGAAACTTTTTGTTTGTTCATTCATTCTATGCCCACCTCCTTACAGATTTCTTTGACCAAGGCTACATCTGCTGGCGAATCTTTAAACTTACGTTGCCAAAATGCAAGATCAAACGCAGGTGAAATCATCTCTAATTGTTCGTCATTCATATTTGATACCATTTTGTAACCCGATACGGTATTTAAAATAATCCATGGACTAACCTGTCCATTTTTTATATCATACACCGCCCGGTTTAGGCTAACATAATTAAAGTAATGATTAAACAAGGCCTTGTGTTCATCGGCCCATTCCATCATGGTAGTCATTGAGCGTTGTAAAGCAGATTCCACTGGTTCAGTTTTTATAGTATCATATAGGTATTTTTCGTACAGCTCATCTCTACACCAATGATCTAATTTAACTCCGCTCTTTATTACATAATCTACAAATTTATCTGGGTAAAGTGGGTTTACATTGTTGATAAAACTACCAAACTTTACAAAGGCATTGTAATAAGAACTATCGGCAAACTCATCATAGGTTTTAGCCTTTTTATTTCTTTGTGTCAGTTGCCAAAACCTATTAAACGCCATAAATCCTGCTTGTACACGTTTTTCAGTTTCTTGTAGAGCGCGACGTTTTCGCTCGCACATATGAGCTATTAGAGTTTTGTCTTTCATAAAACTCTTGCCACAGTGAACACAGTTGAAGGGTTGATTAACCAAGGAAATCATCTACTAAAACATCATGTATAAGATAGTTATATTCTGTAATTTCTTTACTACAATCTTCTGCTGTAAAATACATACCATCTCTATCAATATAATTAAACATACTGGTTATACTATCGCAGGGCAACCACCATCCATTACTGGTATTATGTCTCATCCAAAATTTCGGTGCGATAATGTAAGGATCATTTTGATTAAGCCATGCTCCCCACCAGCTAAAGGTACTATTAGATAAAATAAGATTTTTAGCCTTTGTCAGGACGAAGAAATCGTTATCTATTCCAATGTGATAGCATTGAAACAGTGAACCTAAAACTTTTTTAGCAGTTGGTTCATCGTCAGTAATTACAATAAACTTCATATCTTTATTTTTCTGTTGCATGTAATAGCAAGCATTGTTATAATAGTACTTGTTCAAATATAAATCAGGAAACTGTTGATAATCGCCACCTCTAAAATTTATTACACACGTATTTTCATCTAGAGATAAAATTTTCTCTAATTTAGTAAAAGGATCTTTAATAGTGAACCATTCTAGAATATTTTTTCTATTATCTATTATAAATTTTTCTGATTGAAACCATCCTTGTAGTTTGGTATAATCCTGGATATTAAAAATATCAGCATCATAAACTTGTTGAAAGTTCCACGGGTTATAGATAGGATAAACATCGGTAGTTAAGTCATTCTCTACTCCAAGGTCGCAGTTAAATAAATCCTGCCCTGCCCATGTTCGTGGAATATGAAACTGATAACCTAATTTTTCAGCAACTGTCCTACACACAGCATATTGCCATAGTTGGTTGCCCAATCTACCTTTAAGATCCACACTAATCATAGTCTTTACGTTGTTTCTTATCAAATCCCATTTTATCAAATAATTCTTCGCAGTCCTTTTTATCCATCATAGAAGCTAATAATTTTATTTCACTGATTTTCATTGTAGGATTCAGTTCTGCCAGAAGTTTTTCGATTTTGTTAACTTTTTGTTTTTTACCGGCCGCTAAGTAAGGATGATAACATTCCATGCCTGCTCCTACACAGGCAAATAGTTGCCATAATAATTCTTTATGATTTTTACTTAAATTCCAATGGTTAATGTTGACATAATCATTGGTCATTTCTACGAACCATTCTTGAATATCTCTATCTTGACCTTGGACATTACTAACATAACGCATTAATACATATGGGCTAAAGGCTTTCTTTTCTTCATCTGTGAGATTGGCATAGAAATCATAATTTTTTTGATCTACTGCCTTCAATTCCCTTTTGATATCTAATTTAGCTGCCATCTTTTTTGCCTATATGATATAGTAGTATACACTGTTCAAGAGCAGTTTTCAATGCAGGATTATGTTCAGCCGCTTGCCTAATCTCATGCCATAATTGCGTGTCTTTAAGGTCTTGTTGCATCTTGACCTTATTGGAGCTAATAGAAATTAAATGTCGTTTACCAGATCCTTGCTCTCTAGCATAAATGGTGTCGCCGCCGTCTGGAGATTCGTAAATTAATTCAGCATTTGGAGTAAATCGTCCCATATTTCACCAACATTTTGTGTAGTCAACTATCTCACTTTGTCTGCTTATTTCTTTAACAAAGTAAGCACATAGAGGATTTTTTCCCGAAGTTAGAGGTGTACAAAGAAGCTGTCCGGAACGCACTTTGGGAAAATACCATTTAACATCTTGATATACATCAATAATATCTATGTCATGAAACTCGGGTCTAAAACTGCTTAAAGGATTAAAACAAAAAGTTTTGAATCCTCTATCATTTAGACTGGTAAGAGGTAAAACTTCCATTTCTGGTCCTTCTGGGTCTCCTACGATTGTACACCAATCTAATGGCATGGATACCTCGTGAGGGCCTATTTTGAGCACTACCGCCGGGCTGGTAAAACTTTCTAAAAATATAAGCGGCACAAAGAAATAATCCGGGTTTGACGGATCGCTATTATCTAGCACAGCGAATCGCATATCATCTTCAATTTCGTCCGGTAGATCGTTCAAATAAAACGTATCATCGTTTAAAGTTAGTATTTGCAGAATAGTTCTCCTTTTTTATATTTTATAATATTTTTTTAGATTAATCAAGAGATTTTTCCACTCTGCTATTCGTGTTTGCCAAGAATAAACTTTGTCTACATATTGTTTTTGTAAATCTAAATGGTCAATATCTCCATTAAGATATTGCTGAATAGATTGTTCTAAAAATTGTTCATACCTTTCGACATGTAATGGCCCATTTTTTTCGAAATGATACATGTTAGTAAGTCCTGCTCCTGTTTCATGTAGGGCAGGAACATCAGAATGTACGCAAAGTAGTTTAGCACTCATAGCTTCTAATAATGCTAAACAACTAGTTTCGGGGTAGGTAGCAGGATAGGCGAAAATATGGCAACGTTGTAATGCCTGTCTAACTTCTTGGTTAGACCTTCTACCATGATAAATTATTTTAGGATGGTTACTGACCATCTTTAGTAATTCTTCATGTTGTTGTTTTATAGAAAGATCAAAGCTGGCGCTGAATCCTCCATATATTTCTAATTCTATATCTGGGTATTTAGAGCTTAATTTTTCAAAGGCATGATATAAAACTCGTAGTCCTCTGTTTGGACTTGAGGTATGTATTAATCTTATTGGACCTTTAGGTTTATCATGAACCGGAATAGGCTCTAGGGCATTTTTCATAACACTCATATGAGACCAATCTTTTTCTCCAAATTCATACATATGAATATATTCGTGAAGTTGAAAATATGACACAGTAATCATATGATGTAGTTTGTGCCATGTCATAAATTTCATTTCATGAAAATAACTCTTGTCGTATTCATAAGGCCGCGGATATTCATGAGTCCATAAAACTTTAATCTTATCTTCAGGTAGTGATTTTAATAGGGTAAGATTTCTTGAAATATAGAAGTCATCTAACAGACTGGGTTCTATACGTTGTTCTAACCAAATCATCATTAATTCTGTACCACCGGTGGCACGTTGATTAATTGTATCGTAGAGTAAAGGCATTTAAAAATGTAAATTCTTAGTATTTGATTTTTTGTATTTCAAATGGGTATTTTGCCTCACGATAAAACTTCTTTCTTTCGGTAAGGTGTCTCTTGGCATATTTGGTAGATGCTGTGAGGTCCCAGATTTGGACGAAGTCTTTATCTTCAGCTTTTCTAATGCCTCTCCCAATAGATTGTATAACGCGGACAAAGCTCTTTCCGGGTTCCAAAAGAACCAGATTAAAAATCCTAGGAATATTAATACCCACAGCGGCCACACCATAAGTCGCCACAATAATCTTGTTATCCGCAATCGCCACTTCATTATATTCCTCTTTACGATCCTTTGTTTTGACTCTACCGGATATGAAAACAGAATTATCTAGTTCTGTTTGTAAAAATTCACCACTCTCTATTCTATCTACAAGTATTAAGGTATTTCCTGTTTGTGCGATCTGTGAAATTAATTGAGAGATATAGGTCATTCTATCTAAATCTGTGACCAAAAACTTTAGTTCTTCTGCATAACTACCAAACTCTCTATGTTCTGCAGTTTGGACAATATTTACATGACACTGTGCTAATACACCCTTTTCTTGAAGTTCATGAGCGGCCACACGATGTACAACTTCACCCAGGCTAGCACGTAAACTTTGGAACTCAAAATCCTCTTTTGGAACAGTTCCGGTCAGTCCCCACCTAATACAGGCATTAGATAAATTTTGTGTTAATAATTTTTTCAGCACCTCTGCCTTGGCCATATGAACTTCATCAACCATGACACATTGAACGCCATCCAAAAATTCAGCTAAACTTAATAATTCATCGTCATTTTTAGATTTTTTCTCTAAAATATTCAAACTTTGCCAAGTTGCAATAGTATGTGTTCGACCTATGTCTTTTCTGTCGCCGTAATATACACCAACATCTAATCCGCAGTTTATAAAATCTTCTTCAGTTTGTTCTACTAGAGATTTATTTGGTACAATTGTGATAGTTCTACCATATTTTTCACAAATTTTCGCCAAAGTTGCCGTGGTTATAGTCTTACCAAAACCTGTGGCAATCTCCTGAATACACTGAGGGTTTTCTAAAAATTTATTAATTACTTCGACTTGGTCACTGCGTAATCTAATTGCTTGTCCTTCAAACCTATGCCCTTTGGGCCATGTTTTTTCACCCCAAAAATCTTCGGAAATTTTGTCAAAATTTAGGTCAAAATAAGTCCTAAGATCATGTAGTTCTATATCATAGTTTTTTTGTTCAAGATATTCTAAAACCTGCGGCAACATACTAAGATAGGTTGTTCCGCCTAACCCAAAAAAACTTATAGTACCATCCCATCTGCCTAATTTATAGGCCGGTCTATATCGAGCAGTAGGGTCTTCGTACTTAAATTTTTTAACTAGATGTTTTCTTGTGTCAAGGTCTAGATTTTCAATCTTAACATTAACTTCATCTTTAATCACAATCCTACAATTCGTCAAAGTTAAATTCCTTCTGGTGTGATTTTTTTGAATAAAATACTAAATTTTCCTGTCTATGAACAAATTCTCTCATTGTATAGTGTACATTATCATATCCTAAATTAATAGTGATATTAAATTTCATATTACTTTTAATAAAGGGTTTAGGTACCTTTCCGCTTAAGAACACAATTTTGGTATTTTCTGTTATAGGATTGTTTAAAGCGTTATTTCTGACAAAATCATTAAAATTTTTACCTGTATCACTGGGCAGTCTAAACATAACTGCCATTTCGTCTGGTCTAAAATCAATACCAATTAAGAAGTCATAAATTTTTTCAATATTTTCCAATTCACTACCTCCCGGTATAACAAAAACACAGGGGTTCATGTAAATTATTAGATCGACTAGATCGCTTAGGCCGATTTTTTCCGGATTAATATGAATATTTTCGCTAGGATCCGTATCTAAGAACAATTTTGTAATAGGATTAACTTCCTCACTAGATAGATACCTATTGACATTATCGTCCCAAGTTAAAATTCCATATTTTCTGGCCTCAAACACGGTCGAAATAACAGTATTCTTGTCAATTTTGACATTTTTTTCGTCAAAATTGACAATTTTGAGGTCATTATTTTCATAGGTTATCATAGGTACATATTTTTCCACATTATCATGAATAAATTTTACCTGATTTTTATATTCTTGGAAAATTTCATCAACTTCGAATTGATATTTTTCAGTAAAGTCGATTAAAAATGATAAATTTGTCTCATTTTTAGGAAAAATCCATGATTTTTGATCTTTATCCCACAAACCTTCTACGCCGGACTGTTTTGCCTCACGAAGTTCTAATAACCATGCTTCATTATATGGAAATTCTAATTTCCAAACTTTCCCTAGAGCGTTATCTGGTACCGTAGATAGTCGTTTAAGGTAGTTTACTACTCTTAATGGCCATTTATATATCGGATTTTCAATAGAACTAGTTATATCGAAGCCTACTGCGGTATTTAGATAACCAATATAACGTTTCAAAATCTTTACAGCCAGATTTGCCTGTTTTTCTGTTAAAGCGTTGCCGTTTAAAATTTGACTAGCAAAACTATAGATGATATTTTCATCTTTGTTTAATAGCGTGCCTTGAGATTTAGATAAAATTGAAATAAAATCTTCTATAAACATTATATTACAATATCCTCTAATCCAGCTGTTCTAAGTTTAATAATATTGCTTAATTGCCACTGCTTGATATCTAACCCTTTGGTAATTCCTAACCATTTATTTCTCAACATAGCAAATTCGTTGATAATTTTTTCCATATCTACAACATCTGGCTCACCTTCCACATATTTTTCGCAGTCTCTTGAGCTTAAAGCACGCTGATAGTTTTCTAAATATTTTTTAAATAATTTAGATTTAATTTGCCTTAGTTCTATGTTAAGGAATTCTAAGATTGCTTCTATTTCTTGAAGTTGGTTGAATCTATGTTCAACAATACCAGGCAGATTAGCAGAGGATTTTTCCACGTTCCCGTGGATTTTAACCTCTGCTTTTGCTGAATCTAATTCTTTATAAAAGTAATCTAGACAAAGTGGAAGATTAGATATGTCTTGTGAGACTTTAGAATACCAGGACATTAGTAATCCTCGTCTTCATCGCTCCAGTTATCATAATCTTCTTCTTCGTCCTCATCTTCTACTTCATCATTACCTAATACAAGATCGATAGCATTATCAAGATGGGGATCATAGCCTTTTAGGCCTTCTAGTGTATCTGAATCTACGTCATGTCCTTGTAAAAATTCAAGGAATTGATTGGCTGCAGTTTCTCTACTCTTTTCAGGAATATAGTCTCTAAAAGTTTCCCATACTTCAATAATAAGTTCTTCTTCCATTTATGCTTCCTCAGTTTCGTCAGGTTCTGGAGCAGTGACAGGTAATGCCGAGCTGTCCCATTCTGACATAATCAACAATAATTTATCTTCTGTCCAATTTTTTCTAAACTCTGAAATTATTTCACCTGTCTTCTTACTTGTATATTGTAACTTATTTCCTGCTTTTGTCAACACGCCTGTTTTTTCAAAAAGATCAATAAGTCCCGAAGTAGGGTTCATTCCTGTAGAGTATGGAATTTTTACCTGTACTGATTCAAAAGGTTTAGCATACCTGGTTTTCATAACTTTACATGCCGAACGTATACCTAGTACATCTGAAACTTTGTTACCATCTTCATCCTCTTTTAGTTTGAGTTTTTTCATGGCAACTACAATCGATGACGCATAGATAAAGCCTTGCCCGCCACTTATTTTGTCATCTGGATCGAACATATCTTGGCTAGCATATGTATGATTTGTACAAACCAAACCTACATTAAAAGAGCCAAACATATTAACACAGTTTCGAACCAGAGCAGTAAGTGCTTTAGGCTTACGACCCATATCACCTTTCAAATCGCCTGCTTCAAACTGATTAATATCTGTTGGAGTTAGTAACATACCTAAGCTGTCGATTACAAACAATACCTTAGGACGTTCAGTGTCTGGCATCGTTTTGTATTCTTTCATAAACTCATTAATTGTTTTAGCTACGTCATCGATCATAGCCATATTCAATTTCAACAGTTTATCATCACTGGTATCCACACCTAGTCGCTCTAACCAATCCTTATCTAAGGCATTTTCCGAATCCACTAAGATACAGTAAATACCCTGACTTTGTGCGTGTCTAATAATATTACCAGAACAAATATATGATTTACCTGCTCCAGATTCACCGGCAAACACGGTTACCTTACCAAGAGGAACCCCTTTGAAGAAGTCACCAGAGATGAGATAATTCAGAGCGTAATTACCAGTTGATACCCAGTCAGTTGGATCATTGAACCCAATGCCCAATCCTTCAATCGATTTAGTTATCGATTTTCTAAACTTAGAAATGTCAAATGCTTTACCCATATTATTTTATTCCTTTCGGATATTCTTTGGGCACAACTTCAATATCAGTTCTGCCTATAGCCTTGAGCCATGTATTCAGTCTATTGATGACTGTACTATCATCTCTGGGATTATCAAAGTTAATATTACAGTCCATAACTGTATCACCGCTTTGATCTTCACGGCTATTATAGTTTAGAGAAAAGTTCTCATTAACTTTTACAGTTTTCGCCATCACAATCTCCAATTATTGTTGATTGCGTTTACGGATCATTGCGATAATATCTGCGGCACGACTGCTGGCATCAGAACCTTGAGCCTCTGTAGCCGGCTCTTTGTTATCTGGCTCAAATGGGGGATCATCCTGTACAGCTTCGACGGTTTTAGTTACTGGTTTAGACGCTGTTTTTTGTGTATCACCTGTAGAACTTCCACTTCCGCCCATTCCTGCTGGTTTATAATATTGACCCCAACGTTCCATATCAAATGCTTCACCATCTACTGACGCTTCAAACATTTCCTTGATGACTTTGAGTTCAACTTCAGTTGGCTTCTTTGGTAAAAAGTCTGAAAGTTTGTACAAACCATACTGATCGATAGCTGCCTTTTCATCTGCACTTAGAGCACGTTCTCTACGAGCCCAAGTTGAAGTAGAATAATCAGCATAGCCACCTTTAGAAGTTTTTGTGATTTTAAAATCAAGACCACGAACATAATCAGTGGGCAATTCTTCAATCTCACTGTCCATCAAAGCATTTTTAACGATATTGAAAATCTGACTACCGATGATAAACCTACGGATAGGATTCTCTGGCAGTTTGTCTTCTGAAAGTTTTGTGTCAACTACAAACCCTTGGAACAAATATGATTTTTTCTTCCAATACTTACGACCCATTTCTTCAAGTGATTTATCCTTAAACCAAGGACGAACTTCTGTTAGAATTGGACAAGTTTCTCCCCACATTTCCATACAAGGAACCTGAACAGTAACTGGTTTTGAACTTGTTTCACCTTTTACACCTGCGAATGGAAGTTTAATCATAGCTCGTTCGAGCCAGAAAAACGTGTTATTGGAATCTCCGTCTGGAAGAAATCTAACTGTTGTAGTAGTTCCTTCAGCTATATTCCAATGAGGGAAAATCGCGTTGTCACCGGAGCTGATTTGAGTTTGTGCGCTTTGTTGAAGTTTAGCGCGGATTTCTGCTAAAGTTGCCATAATGTTATCTCCTTAATAATATGCCTTTAGTTTTTGCCTCTTTCTTTCTACCAACTGATAAAAAGAAAAACTGTGCATAACTTAATGTTATACACTTTTATTTATTCTGTCAACTGAATTTTGTTCTTCTTTTTGACTGATTTGCTCATTCAATAGTTTAGCGTCTCTAATTATTTGTAATATTTCATGGGGTGTTTGTTCTACGATTAAATGTTCCCCATACCCAAATTCAATC